CATATGTTGCATTTCACTATGACCAAACAAATCAGGGTGTCTACCTGCTACTTGTCCTTTGTAGTTTATAGCAACTTCTCTACGTTCTGCTAACTCTTTAGAGTATTCCATTTCTAATTTATCAACGTCATATTTTTGCATAATTATTTTTTAAGTTTTAAGTTTTTAATATTTACAGACAGGAAAGGAATTGAACCTTTCTACAGGGAGCTACCCACCATCTATGGTCTTCCATTGGACTTGCACCAACTTTGCATCCAGCCTGTCTGTTTTAATTTTTTAGTTTTTAATTGTTCTTTATACATTTAGTGCATTGAATAAAACCTGCTTCATTAAAATTTTCTGTTACATGTACTTCATCTCTTGTAAACCCACAAGTATCACAATAATTATGTGTAAATACCTTTTTAAAAAAACAAAATATTGATGTCATAATTAATCTTTTTTAGTTTGTTTCAAAATTATTTTCATCTTCATTAGCAATCTTTTCTTGGTCATCACAACATTCTTTACACCAAACTTCATTACCCATTTGCCAAAGATGTTCTCCATCTTCAGGAATGTTATTGCATAATGAACATTGATAAATTTTTTGTGTTAATATTTGTCCCATAATTAGTCTTTTTTAGGTTGTTTAAGTTGTTTAATAAATCTATTCCACCATACAAATTTGTAACCTTCATATTGGTTTTCCCAATTACAAACTTCACAATCATACAATTTAGGTGCATCAGAATTACATTTAGGACAGAATCCCCAAACTTTTAATCTAATCCAACCTATTAATTGTTTTAGTTTATTTTTCATTGTTTAGGTTGTTTAAGTTTTTTTAGATTGTTCAAGTGCATATCCATATTGTATTTTGATTCTTTTCTGTATGTATAATAGTATACGTACTTGTAAATTTTCATATACAAAACTAATCCTACAACAATAATGAATAAAGATAAAAGTAAGTGTTCCATTTTATTTAAGTTTTAAGTCATTGTTTAGGTTGTTTAAGTGATTGAATTTTGTGTGTGATTTTTATTGGTTATTAATTAGATTTTTTAATTGCTTTTTTGTTTTCTTAACAACATCAAAAACGTGTTTATGAGGCAGCCCAAAATACTTAGCCACCTTTTGACAATTTCTCATTTCAACGTATTTAGAAAATATAATTGATTCGTGCGCCTCATTCGGATTAAGTGTTAGTTTTTTATCTAAATGCTTATTTGCAATGTCGGCTGTATCAATCCAGTCCTTTACGCTTGTTAACTTAAAATACTCAACCGCTTTGCCAACATCATTTTTTTTGTATTTGTAATAAAATGGCGAGTTATTAGACATCCCCATATTTATTATGATTCGTAATACAAAGGCATTCAGATTACCATCACTCTTTAACTGAGCGAGTTTTTGGCAGTCATAGGATAAGAGAATTAAAGCAAGTTCCTGCCTCAAATCGTCCTGTAATTCAGATGGCTTAACTTTTGCGATAAGGTTGTTAATCTTCGCATCCTGATAAATCTCAACGATTATATCATTACAGGGATTCACAGATTAAAATTAAACTTTTATTTTTAATATTTCCAAAACATCCTCAATCTTTTCTATAATATGCACCTGCCCCATCCATCCGGTATGAAATTTAACCTCTGATTCTGTTAGCTTTTTCTGCGATGCATATTTTTTGCCATCTTTAATCTCAAACAAATAGTTAATGCCTCTGAACCCTACAACGATATCAGGGAATCCTTTGCCTATTTCGTGCGTGCTAAATACTGAGGCAAAAGGAATCTGCCTTATTTGGTCAATTATCTGCTTATGGTTTGCGTCTGTTCTTTTGATCATTGGTTATAGTATTCACGCACAACAATGCGCTTAAAATTAAAATCAATGTTTAATACCTCCTGTTTGCTGATGTACTGAAATCCGTTTTTTTTAGATTTCATAAATGCGCCATATTCTTTGACATCGCCAAACTCCGCATTTTTCTTTAACTCGTTTTCCCTCATCTCAATCGCCCTGCGATAATATTCTATCTTTTCATCTTCATCTATAATCATCAATCCTAACTCAATAATCCAATCATAAATGTAGCCGGGTATCATATTAAAGGCAGTCGGATTTTTACCGAAATCCTCAATATCTTTTAACTTTTCTTCCTTGGTCATTTTGTATTCTATTTGTTTTGGAATCTCAACAGGCGCATCTTTTGCCAGTTCGTTTATATAAACCCTGTATTTGTCCATTATTTCAGTAAGATATGGCAGTGTAAATTGGTCATAAACGATAACATCTGCATCAATCTTTTTTTGTATCGCTAAATCAAACGCTAATAAAATTTCATCTAATTTTTTTTGCGGATAATATTCCCTGATTTTCTGAAATAGTATTTTTGATTCAATCTCTGAAGGCATATTTTTTGAGCGCAAACCAACCATAACAAAGATTTTTGCGAGCGTTTGACCTATTTCAGCATCTGTACAATCTGATATTCTTTTTGACTTATTGGAACTGATTTGCCCAATTAACGACTGATTCAATTCTATCTGCATTGTTAGTAGTTTTAAGTTCAAAAAATCCTTTCCATCCGTTTGCGATGGATTGGTTGATTATTTCTATGGCATTTGATTCTATGTTGTTTGAAAGTTTAGCTAATTGATTCAAAGATAATTTTTCTGAGGATCCTGTTTTATATGTAAACCTATGGCAATTTTTTTTGTAATCTTTCCACTCATTCCATTTTTTATTGAATATCTCGGAATTAAACGGATAATCTAAATTTTCAAAAATTTCGCTTTTATTAATACTTATATCTTTATCCTTATCTTTATCTTTATCTTTAATAGTTTCGTAACTATTTTCTAATGGTTCTGTAATCATTACGTAATCATTACTGAATAATTCACTAACTAATTCTAAAAGGTTATTTTTTTTAAGTTCATTAACCACAGAAATTACCGCAGGTTTTTTTGAGTTTAGCGTGCCGTATTGAAATTTCAGAAACTTTGGAATAAACCATATGTTATTGATTTTCAAAACTCTACCGCTCATCATTTCAATTAAAAGTTTCTCATCTATTGATGTATTACACATCATATTCATCAGGTTAATTGATGGCTTGCAAATTCCTGCGTGGTTGCAATTATCCAGTAACCATTGCCAAATGATTCTGTAATCATTGCTCAATGATAGATACCAATCGTCTTTCCATTTTTCGGTATCTGTAAATCGCTTAGCCATTTTTACCTCCTTCATTTTTTATTTTTTGTAGTTCAAAGGTTAAATCTAAAATAAACTCTTCAATAGTTTCTAAATCCAAATCAATTGTAAATTCACAATTTTTTTCATTAGAAAATCTTATACAGATATCATTATCTTTTGTATAATAAAAATCAATTGATTTTTCAAAATTCCCATCTAAATAAAATTTTTCCGTTGGCATAAAATAAAAAAGGTTCGCACTGATAGCAGCAGCACGAACCCTTAATGGTTGAAATTAAATTTCTTCTCGGCTGCTATACGTGAAGAAATCTTACGCTAATATACAAAAAAATCTACAATCTACTTAACGAGTTATGCACACACTTAACAACAATCTCAGATAAAGTAATATCAGTTTTTTTAGACTGAGCAAGCATATCGTAAAACATCGTTTCAGGAATATCTATCAGGATCTTTTTGAAACATTCATTATCCTTTACACGCTTTGAGATAACGTGATTGTAATAATCTAAATGCCTGTAAACACACAAATGCAAATGCTCCAGTTTGTGCCTCATATCATCGTACACGTCTAAATATTTCCTCATCTCATCACGTGCATTAATTACAGATGAATGATGCCTCCCGAATAAATAACCTATTTTTTCAATCGTTAAACTTAACGCTCTGTTATTTAGCAGTAAATCGTATATCATCATCCTGCCCATCACATACTCTTTAACCCTTCCCTTTTTCGTTATAGTGTTCGGATTAAGATTAAGATAAAAACAGGCAATGTGAATTATATCCGATGGAGTATAACTACTCGTATCGTCTTGTTCTAATGGATGCCTCATTTTATCATTTTAAGTTTTAAGCCATCGCAGATTGATGGTTTGAATTTGAAAAAGTTTTTGTAAGTAGGATTTTGTAGCACAAACAAACGGCTGTAAAACGCTTTCATCTCATTAGATATTTTGAATCCTGAGTGCGCTTTTGTCATCGTTTCCCATCTTACCCGGTTAATTATCATCTCTGACGAATAATATGGTCGCTTTGAGTTTATCGCCTGAAATGCAAATTTCTTATACATCTCATAAATCTGAGGATTCTTTTTGTGATAGTCAATTCTGCCTTTTAGTGTCATATTAATTGTTTTGTGTTTTTAATTTGTCATTTATATTACTACCCTCAGCATATAAAATATTTATTATGCTATTATATTTTGGGTTTTTTAATTCGTGTTCTGCAATAAATTTATTAAATTTTTCTTTTTTCATCCATTCAGGTTTTTCAAATGGATAACCAAATAAACCTAATGCCATTTCGAATCTTAACATACTTCCAGAGCAGGTCATCTCATCAAATGATTCATTTTGTAACCATAATTCGAGTCTTCTTTTGCCTTCTAAATAAATTTTATATTCTCTTGTGCTTGTCATTTTGTTAGTTTTAAGTTGTTTATTGAGGTGCTAAATTTATTACCTTTTTCGTTGCAGACAATAACGGCAGGATGATGATTAGCGATGATGTAAACCCTATCACCAACCTTGCCGTAGATTGTTTTTTTGTTTACTGATTTGACATCATTTATTAAATACATCCAGTTCATTTACTGATGGTTGTTTTTACTGATGATGTAGATGATTTTGAAGGAGGATAAATACGCTTAACTACGCCTTCCTCATCAACGATTTCAATACCTTCTATCGGTAGCGTTTTCAGGAACTTTTCACGATCCTTAATCTGCTCATCCAATGCCATACGCTTTACTACTAACTCATTGTAAACATCATCTTCGCAGAAAACATAATCGTATTTAACGCCAACCTCTGCCAGTTCCATTTTTGTGCCTGAGGCTGTTGTGTGAGCGTTGCCATACTTTGCGACCTCGTAACTTAAGTAATTGTAATACTCAGGGTTGTCCTTTAATTTTTTAATGAAAAACTCCATCTTCGTTATGAACTCGTGAGTTTCAAGTATTCGACCATTATCTAACAACTCATTAACGCAGTTATCTGCAATCTTAGCAAGTTCCTGTTTGTTGTAATCTTTCTGAATTTGTGGTAGCATAGTTGAATAATTTAGTTTTTAATGATTCTTTACCTCCGTTTTTTTCTACATCTATCTCAGAGATGTAGATACTGATTTGGATTTTTTTAAGATGTTTCGGGATGGGCTTTCGCCCTCTGTTTTCTGATTTCATTTTTTAAGGTTTGTTAATGTTTGTTTTATTTCTTTACTGAGTTTGTATTTTTTCTCTACCTCTGAGATTTGACCTCCTCCATTGAGGTATGCAATAACCTTTAAGAATGCCTCTGTGTCCTTGTTGAGCCATTGTCTATCATCTGCCTCCGGTGTTGATTTGCCGTGTGTTGCTGCGTTGCCGTCATCATCTTCATCAATATTTAGAGATAATACGGATGCTATTGCATATCTGCGTTGGTAGGTAATTGCACTACCTCTGCCCTGTGGATCATCCTTAGCCGGGCGCATTGAATATTCCCCTGCGATATACTCCCCTGATTCGTGCATTAAGATAGTAGTTAAACCATCTGTGCCGGTAGGGAATTGTGAGATAGATAAACCGCATTCAATTAACGGCTCATTGATTGCATCCAGTATATTACTCAGAGATGCGTAAGTAGATTTAAAGAAAGGATTTTTTGCATCCTTTTTGATGGTGTCGCATTTCACGTGAAACGTGATTAACGCTTTTGCGATTTGCTCAATTGATTCTGATTTTTTCATTTTGTGTTTTGGTTTTTAGTTAAAAAAATTATCTGCTAAACATCCGATAATACAGATTGCTAACATCGTGATGATTAATAAAATTTGCTGAGTGATTGTGTAATTGTGTTTCATTTTGTAAGATTTAATCCGTGTATAATACCTGACATAAATAATTTAAGCATATCAACGGAATCGGTTAAAGTAATTGAGGTTAAGATGTAGCTGCCTGTGTCTTGTAATTGTACTACATTCTCAGGCATTTCTTTTTGTAGTAAATCTGATTGTTGTTTTGTGAGTGCTAAAATCTGTGTCATTTTATGTGTGGTTTTGGTTATAAATCATTTGCCAATCTATTGCTCCAAATATTTCCTCTATAATTTCATCAGAGGTAAACATATCGGTAACATCAATGGATGATGTCCAGTTATCAATTCTAATTTGAATAATGTCATAATCTTTGCCATTTCTCCAATCAACGATAATCGTAGCCTCTGAGTTTTCAAATAGTCTTGTTGTGCTTAGTTTCATTGTTTTGTTTTTGTGTGAAAAAATAAGCAGTTTGGAGGATGCTGCACCCCTGTAAGATTTATTATTTTTTAGATTCATTTGCAACTTGCATCATTAACTTAAATTGCTTACGCATATAATCATTATCATTAACATTGCCTGTAATAAAATTTCCAGTTACTTTGTCAAGTTCAATATGAAAATTCATTGAGTTTGTAAAGATGAAAGATGTTGCAGTTTCATTGATTGTCCAAAATTTGCGAATGTTTGACTTTTTCATTTTGTTTTGTTTTTGTGTGATTGATAAATCAAAGATATAACCTTTTCCGAAATAAAAAAACTTTTTTTCATTTTTTTTTCAAATATTTTTTAGGATACGCTGAAACCATTGTAAACATTGAGTTATATAAATAAAAAAAATATCAAATAAAATAAAAAACCCCCATAAAAATGGGGGGAAATTCACACAAAAACTCCCAACGTAGAAACATTAGGACTATTATTTAATAACCAAAACACCTAATCTTCATCCTCTGATTCAAATAATTCAGAGTATAATTCGTTAATGCAACTCTCTATAATTAGCAGCGATTTGCGCCTGATCCTTTTAATTCTCATCTCATCCGATTTACTCAATAACGCAGTATCAATATCATCAACTGCATTAATGGCCTGAAATGCTGAGGCAATGTAATCGTGAGAGGTAGTAAAATCTACCTGCAAATCTAACTCATTTTCCTCCGTTTCCTGTACAGAATCCTGTACATTTTTTTCGTTATTTTGCTCTGATGAAATCATAAACTAAATAATATTTTTCTTTGTTATTGATTTGCTTTCGCACATACTCAACCTTCAACCACCACGCTCCTAATGGCTTAGGCATCTTGCCAGTTTCAATATGCCATCCTCCGTAACCATCTTTATACTCATCTTTGTAGGTAGGCATTCTTACGTGCCATTGTTCCTTCAAAGAAATCCTACCTGATTGATGCAATTTTTCCTGCATAAATGCTATGGTGTATTGTTCGTGAACGTGTCCGCTAATAACTATATCTGCATCCGGTAAATACATTGATTGCCTCGCAGATTGTATAACACCTTTTGTAACAGGCCCTCCGCCTCCGTGTCCGTGAAAATACTTTATGACTAAAGGCAGGTGCATACCTTCGTTTCTATGAAAAATTAATTTGAGATAACCACCATAGCCACCCATATACACAGGATTTTTATTGCCTACGTTTAACCTTTCAACTAACCGCTCTATCAAATTTGTTTCGTGATTTTTTAAGATAGCCGTTTCGTGGTTGCCCTGTCCTATGACTGCTATCTGCTCACGATATGGCATCAACCACTCCGCAGCAGTTTCAACTAGTGAATCTAAATACTTTGTCGTTTGGTGTTCAGGTCTTACTTTACTCTTATCGCTTCGCTTATCATACTTTCCCTGCATAGCACAAAAGAAATCTCCAACAAATAACACAGGAGCATTCTTTTGTTTCGCCTCCTCTAAATGTCTTTTAATCATTGACCTATCGCAATCGGGGTTATCCCAATGGTGGTCTGATGATAGTAAAAACCAATGCTCTTTTTGTTTCATACAATCAATTTTTATTTGATGTACGTTTCTACCTAGCTCAGTTATTATCATAATATAAATTTGATTCTGCTATCCTTCTGCGCGTTAATCCTTTCAACTCAACTAACTTACCTGCAACACGTGCCTTATTCCATTTCATAAACTCATCGCGAATGTTAGGATCGTTAGGATTTAATTTTACTTTTTTTCTAAGTGTGGATTTGTTAAACGCTCCTATTCCTAAATTATAGATAAACGATAACAAGGCATCTGCCTGATTCTGATTAACATTTAAATCCATTAAGGCAATGCTTTTATTATTTAACTCCCAGTGTAGTAAAATCTCAGCACCTTCCTTTGTAATCTTTTCGCCCATCTTTACCTTTCTGCCATCGTTCCACATTGTACTGCCGAATCCAATCGTAGCAACTCCTGCAGGGCAGATGTATGCTTTATCATAAAATCCCTCAAACTCCTTAATCAAATCAACGCATTTCTGTGATGCTTTCATTTCTTAAAGTTTAATAAGATTGATAATAATAGTGCAATCATTAACCCAATAATCCACCATAAAGACATAACATAATTTTTGTTCCGTTTCTTTAACTCCTCATTTGCCTGATTCAACTGATTTTGTAAAGACACGTTTCGTGCTGAATCTACGATTGTTTTGTAGTAAACTATTGGTTTCAACTGAATCTCATAGGTTAAATGCTCTATTAATCCCTTAGCCCTTTTTAACTCTTTTTTGAGCGAATCGCAGCCGTTGTAATATCTTACTATTGTATCTCTTAAAATCCTGTTAATCGGCTCAGATTCTCTCAGAATGTATTTTAACAGCGTATCAGTTTTATATATGTATTCAATCTTGTCTGATGAGTCTATTTGCAATGTTTCACAGGGAAACCACTCGCTAAACTTTTGAGCCGTTAACGCTTTGTGATACACATACGCTTTATTCATTTGCCTATCCGCTTTCTGAGCGGTGTAGCATCCTGATAATAATATGATTAAAAATAGGTAGCGCATAATTAAAATGGGGGTGCAATTAAACACCCCCTTTTTTTTACTTCACATCCTTTTTGAGCATTTTGCCCTCTGTGTTTGTTAGAAGGTTTTTCATAAGGTACGCAATAGCTGCAGTTAGTGCCGTCGTTGCGATGGCAGTCCAGTCAAATGCCAAACTACCTGTTTGTAAAGTGTTGTAAACGATTGTCAAAACTGAGGTTAATACGGCTACTGCCAAACCTTTGATGAAATCGTTAACATTCAAATTCAGAAACGTGCTGTTCATAATTGTCTATTTTTCAAGTTGAGAAATACGATGTTCGTGATCCTTTACATTTTCTTTTATCTGCTCCAAATCCTTTGAAACAGCTACATCAGACATCAGGATGCCCTGCACTATCTTTTCAAATCTGTCTAATCGCTTTACTAATTCTTTGCTCACAAAACCGATAAGTGCTATAACCACTCCGATTAATACATTTGTCATCATTGCCGTTGTCATTGATTGTTATTTTTAAGGGTATTTAATTCTTCAATATCGTAACTCACATATTGTATGTAATCAGGCAAAGATTGTACCGATATTTCAAACATATTTGGAAACGCTCCAAATATCGGGTGTTCCTCCATTACACCATCGTAATTGCTTAAATCTACAATTGTATAAGTGTTTGTATTTACTGAGTTTATTTGTCTGATGTGTTTCATTAGTTTGTCCAATAAGTTGTAGAAATATATGCAATAGCCATTGATGCTGATGTAAAATTTAGATTTATTTCGTAACCTGTGCCGCCGCTGTTTTTACGCATTGCGCCTCTAATACCTGCGTTTGTTAATGTTGTAGCACCTGTATTTACCTGTGCAAATACAGGATATATATAATTACTATTTGAAGTCAATCCTGATGGCTCGGCAGGTGTCGGTGCATCTGATGGTAATGTAACTAATAAAGTAGAGTTAGATGTTCCTGCACTTGTGTAAACTAATGTAATATTCAAATCAACTCTTTTGCCTATGCGAGTCCAACGATATGTAAATGTGCCTGATGTCGGAGCAGTTCCATTCCACGTTATTGTTCCGCTATAAGTCCCTGATGTGTCCTTAAAATAAATTGATTGAGCGTTAGCAGTCTGATATGTTGCGTTACCCGGTATTGAATACGCAGGTAATGATTTTTGTTGCAAATTGCTTGTATCTGATGTGTTAAATTTGGCGTTAATTCTATTGCTCAAACTTGTTGTATCTGATGCGGATAATTTAGCATTGATACGATTGCTTAAAGATGCCGTATCTGATGGTTTCAAATAACGTGTTCCGATTGCGTTTGTTATTGTTACATCGTGCCAAAGTGAATCCACTCTGCTAAATTGTAACAAAACAGAATCGGCAGGAACTAATGGAATTGACACATCGGACAACTCATCTAATTGCCATCCGTTTTCTATTTTAATTTCAATGCTCCCTAGTGTTGGGTGCGCACGTGTTATACTTCCTATCTTACAAATGTGATAAGGTGCTAATGGTTTTGTTGTTGTCAAACCTCCTGCCGTTGTAGGTGATAAAAAAACAACATCGCCATCAGTAAATGATGATGTAGGTAAATTTAACCCTGTAATATTCCCTGCCTGTATTATTATGCCTGATGAATTATCTGCTATATCATCAGCAACAAGTGCAAATGTTTTGTAACTATTATCCTCATTATTTGCCTGTGCTTTTGCTATCGTTGGTAAATTAGATGAATGTCTACCACTAATATAAACAACGCTGCCCTTTGCAATAGTCGCTCCAGTATTATTGTAAACATTAGTAATCAACCTTTTTGCATTTGTTGAATTGTATATTGATGCTATGTCGGTTGTTGTAGTTCCTTTGATAACTCTTATTGATGAATCATTGATTGATGTAACAGATTTTACAAATTGATTTGTTGTGTCTGCAATAGTTAAATAATTGCTTAACATAGATGCAGTATCTGTATACTTAACACGCTCATCAATACGATTGCTTAAAGATGTAGTATCTGTACTGCCACCGCCACCGCTTACCTGCGACCAAGCCTGAGTTTTTGGGTTGTATTGATAAAATCTATTATTACACGAATCAAAGGCAATAGCTGCTCTGCGTGTTGTAAATTGAACACTCTTTAACGTAGGAACTCCGCACGTTGTAGGTATTTGCAAAGTAGAATCAAATACCATTCTATTCGCCTGATAACCATACTGAGGCATTAACTGATAAACCTGAGCAGATGATTGCAAACAAAATAAAACAAATAGTATCGTTATTAATTTTCTCATATAGGGAAATCGCAGTTATTAAATTGTCCAGTTGTATTAATGTTAAATGTCAAAGTTACCCCACTCAAATAATCCTCAAACTTTTCACTAATCGCATCCCATCTAATATTTGAATCTATTGTTATCGTCCTGTCCTGTCTAAGTGCCATTACTATATCATTCGCTAATTGATGTTGGTCGCTAATAACCTCCTGTTCAAATTCCCCCTCTACACCGCTTTTATCCAAAAACCAAAACTGAACACTATAAACCAAATCACGCCCTGCGTTTATCTGTCCGTTATTGATGTTAAACAAGGCAACAGGGAACTGAGGCATATTAGCGTATCCTATCCACTCCGTTGGAGTTGCAAACCTTGTTGTCTTTATTATCGGATTGCTTGTTAGCAGGTCTGTTATCTTTGTTATTATTTGGTTGTATGTCATTAAACTTTTGCTTTACTTTTTCTATCCATTCTTTTTTATATCCTTTACTCATAAATTATCTGTATAAAAATGTAAATAGTTCCCCTGCCATCGCAACATCGCCTGTAGGTAAAGTAACAACCCCTCCAACGATTTGTAAATATCCTGTGTCAGCTGTTGCCGTTTGTGTGATTCCTTTCGCTAATCCTCCACGCGATGCAAACAATGTAGTTCTACCTGCTAACGCTGACATACTAAATGTAGATTCACCACCTGTTGCCGTGTAATAAACAATATCAGGTGCAGAGTAACCCGATGATGAATTAACGTATTTGCTCGTTTCAGGTATGTAAGCGTTACCCAAATATATCGGACACGTGTAACCCTTTTCTTCAGGAAAAATAATATCTAATCCGCTGCCATAATTCAAATACTCAAAATAGAGCGTGTAATTTTCCTGTAAATATTTTATTAATCGCGTTTTGTAAAACTCCGCCAAACTCAAATACTTTTGCTCAATCAATTCTAAATCTGCTCTACTCGGTGGTGCTGATTCCTCTGATGTCTTTTGTAAAAATCCCTTACTAAACAATTGAAATCCCATTGTCATCGGTAACATACTCATCGTGTACCATATCAAACAATCGGTAATATAATCATTAAGCAAAATAACCTCATTTGCATTTAGATTATTAGCAACCACACCCGACTGCAAACGCTGATATAATTTGCTACCCAATGCAGGTTGAATATACATATCACCTGCGACTTTTACCATAGGAAAAATCTGTTTGCCATCAATCTGATTAGATGCGCCAGTTCTTTCCTTGAAAGTTTGCTCCGTAATAAATAGGATATTTTTACTCATCTTTTTTCTTCATTAATTTTGATGTCCAACGATGCCTGCAATATTCTCTATGCTCACCATTTGGCTGAGTGTACCAACCGCCTCTCCTATCCCAAACACTATATCCAACACGCTCAGAAATGCTTTCTATATCGCTCCTGCTCCACGTCTTGCGCTTACTCAATTCTAACAACTTAGCGCAAAATGGTCTGTTTCTGCTATCCTCAGGCCCTTCGTAACTATAACGAATAACTAAGGTTGTAACTTTGCTTTGCTTACCCGGTAACTCCGATGCAGGTTTCAATACCTTGTAAGTCGGCTCAGCGTTTATTTTTGATGGAACAGATTTGATAATCTCACGCTCTATAAAATCATTAATAATATCTACTACCAAATCCGTATCCAGTTTCAAAGTTCGTGCGATAACCTGAGGCGTTATATTTTCATCCTTTGTTATCAATGTCAAAACATCTGCCTGCGCCTGTGTCAAATTATCTGCGAAATATTCACGATAAGTTTCACGTGCTACCTCAGTATAATTTTTTTTTTCTTCGCCGCAGTTTTCAAACTCCAATATCAAACGCTCATCTTCAGTTAGTGAAAACTTTTGTACCTCATCCTCAGTTAAAGGGTTATCATCTATACCCAAAAATGTATCAACATCAGCATCAGAAAAACCAAATCCATTTTTAAGCATTAGTGTAGCCTGCGCTTTGCTTAGTTTGCCGTTACCAAACTGACGAACAATTCGCATCACGTTCTGATATTGTCTGCCTGATAAGTTCCTGATTGCCTCGTTTGCCTTTTGCTCAACTTGCTGAGGTAGTTCACCCGGTAACGCCTGACTGCCATCTGCTGTGATTGCATTAGATTCTAACGGCTCACGTCCCATCAATTCCCTAATTTCATTCTGTGTTAAATTTGCCGCCATAATCGCCTCAGAAAATTCAAACTTTAACGGCTCAACAGGTTGTAAATAAAACTCCCCTGATTCGCCTTTCAGATTTCTGAACTGAGTGAATATCTCATTATATTCCATCTGACGTTCCTGAACGTAAACATTATTAAATACCTCGTATGCCTCACGGATTTCGTTTCTACTGCCTAACTGCCCATCAACCTTAACGCCAAACAATGTAGGACTTACGACCTGATGGCATATCATTATCTCATTAGTGATAAGATTATTTACATTCGTAAAATCCTCTTTTGTGAGCATCGTGTTACCGAGATTAACAATCTCAGCAGCGTTATCCTTGCTCTTGTTGAACATTATGACCAAACGCTTACCCTCATCGCCTGTAAACTTCTTTAATAACCCTCTTTCAACTTCGCCTTTATGTTCCTCATTTACAGGATCGCCATTATTCAAATTAATCAAAGTGCTGCCAACAAATCCCTGATTCGCATTACCGAGAATATGCCTGCTTACCTTTATATCCGATTCAATGTAATTTAATCCCTGATAATATGCAGGTAATGGATAAACCTCACTAAGCGGATTGTACTCACGCTTAAAATAAATCTGTGAGCCGTATTTATCGTTCATATTAAACGCAGGATATTCACGCGGCTTTTCCTTAAAATCGCTCCAATCGTTTTTAACGTAATACAAACTCAAATCTTTGTTAACCCTAACCTTTGCAAAATCTATATGATAAACCTCAGCAATCTGCCCTATGCGATTCCAAATAACTTGCAGATAATAACCTCTATAAAGTTCATCATCCTTTATACATTTCTTTACTATCTGATTCCACGTTTCGCCTCTGCTGTTTGCAGTTCCTGCATCCTCAAAACCTTTGCCGTAAATGTATGTGCATTTGCTCTTAACTATCGCTCCGTGCTTTGGCGATTCGTTATATAGAGATAACAGATAATTTGGGTAATCATTGTTTTTACCAAATTCAACATATGAATATTTACCCTTTTTTTCCTCAAATTTGGGCTGTTGTGCGTGGTCAAACTTAATGACTATGTGTTTGTAATTATCCATTGTATGTTACAAAAGTATTATTTTGTCCTGAATATTTTGTTGGCTCAAACTCACTCACACCGCTAAGATACATCAATCCAGTCTCAACTGGAACACTATCCGTGTCTATTGTATTAATATTATTTGTTTGAGTTTCATAGCATTTGTAAGTCCAAAACCCCTCCTCAGCATTCGCAAAATATGTATTAACAACCAAACTCATTTTCATATACCTATCTGTCGTGCTGATGTTGTTAAACATAAACGAAACTACATCCTGCGTTATCCTATTTGTGAAGAAAATCCCAACGTAATAATCAGGATCAGTTAGATTCTCTTTTGCCGTTATGTAGATAGGTATTGTTTGACCTTTTGCGATTGTAATCATAATTAAAAAACCTCCGACTTTTAATCGGTCGGAGGCATTTCTATTTTGAGTTATTGAGTATTAAGTTCCCGGTGTTTCCAATGTCGCTGCGATGTTTGCAGGAACTACGAGGAAATCTTCACGCTCCTGACTTGAGAAGGTTAACAAATAACCATTTCTGTCTGCCAGTGCTGTTCCACTTCCTGCCTCTGTGGTTTCAAGTTGCAAACCGAACTCTTTACCATACATTCTATAAGTTCCGTCCCCTTCTTTCAAAACGAAAGTAAGGCGATTTTTTGCAAGTGTGGTAACGATGTTTCTCACATCTGCTGAACGGCTATTGATAGGGAAAATCACCTGATGAGTATAGAAGAAAGTTCCATTCTCAATAGATGAGGTAATTCCGTTTCCTGCTGATGCAGTCGCACGTGGAACTTCAAACTTCCAAAATCTTTTGCCTGAATTTTTTGTAAGAGCAGATACAACACCTGAGGCAGATGTTACACGGCTATTACCTGATGCGTCATACAACGCTGAATTTTCTATAAGATAAACGACCTCAACACCGCCAACTGAATCGCGGCATTCAATCGCATATCCTGATGTAACTACACAACTCATATTATTTAGATTTAAGAAAAAAAAGGTGGTGTTTATTTCACCACCCTTTTATTCAGTTATTGAATTTTATTAGATAGCTGCTTTGAACTTCACACACTCGTTAGTGAATGCTACGTTAACACCAACTTTGAAACTTACTTTTGTGCGGATTTCATCGTTGTCCTCTGAATACCATACTCTGTAATTTTGCTCCTCACCTTCCAAATCTACTGCCATTGCGATGTTTGAAACGCTCATAGCATAAGCATCTCCAGTTCCGTTAAGTCCGTTTACAGGAACTACCTCGATGTTTGTTCCCGGTAGGATGAATGAACTTGCATTAGCATCTTGAGGATTGTAGCTAAACAGATTCAACGCTCTGTAAGCCATAATCAACAAACGATACCAATCATAACCTACAAAGATTTTAACATCACCTTTAGCCATTACAGCCGCAGGGATTGCTTTGTAGATTCCTTCTGTTGCTGCTACTACGTTTGACTGAGTAATTGTGCTGATTGTTGCAACACCTGTGAAACCTGATACGTTAGCATCTACAGGGCTACCGCCATCAATCAATGCAGACAATCCGTCAAACTTGTTGAGATTACCATCGCCTGATGCAGTTGTACCCTGCCAAATTGCAGTTTCAAGTTGAGCAGCGATACGTGCGTTTTTCTTAGCGAGATAAGCAGCCAAGAAATCAGCGTTACCGAAATCTGTGTAAGTTGAGCCCGCTTTCAATGCTTCGGCGGTAAATTTCGCCTCAAAGTTTTTAGGGCAAATTGTTTCAGAAATCATAATCTTACCCGGAGTGATTGTTCTCTGAGTAAAGGTTGTAGTTCCTGATGGATTGTAACCGCAGGCATCTGTTTGAAAGAATGCATCGGTATCCATCAAAGGTATTGCAACAGGTCCTTTTGCACCCGGTATAACAACACCTCCATCCATAATGATTTGCTGAGTTCTCGCACCGATTACGGCTGATGTCAAAAGTGGTTTGACAAGTTGTTTAGTATAATCGGAAAGTGATCCTAATGATAATGCCATTGTAGTTTAATTTTTGATTTTAAGAAAATAGAATATCGTACTTAAATCCCTCTTTATTGTTTGAAAATTTTGATTCTGATTTAATCGCTGCATCTGCTACGCCTGTCGGTGCTTCTGCCAAAGTTTGTGTAAGATTCAACAAACCCTCAATAACCTGAGTTGCTTTGTTTAGTCTTGTTTCGTAGTCGGCAAATTTCTGCTCGTAAGATGCAAATTTAGACTCGTAAGATGCGAATTTTTCGTTTGTAGATGTTTCAAATGCTGAGAATTTAGCACCCATATCTTCAACGGCAGGAACTTCAACCTCAACCTCAATTTCTTGAGCAGGTTTAATTTCCATAATCACACCATTATCACCCAGTACAATAATAGTACCATCAGATAATGTATGTTCGCCCGCAGGTGCAGGTACGCCCTCAATGGTAACGATACCACCAACGGCTAATTCTGTAACCTCTACTTTTGTTCCATCTTTCAAAGTTGCCTCAATCATCTTAACTACTTCCTCCTGTTTTGGAGTATTGACCAATTCATTAAAGGTCAATCTCAATTTTTCAATGATTTCTGTTGCTTTCATAATAATAGATATATTTAGTCGTGAATAATTACGTTTAAGAGTTCAGATATTTTTTTGAGTGCGTTTTCCTCAGGTGAAATAGGCTGTTCATAGTCAAAAATTCCCTCCACAGAAAACCCTCTAAAATCGCCTGCCTTAATTTGCTGCCAAACCTTATCGTTCTCTACATAGAATGAGCCAAACCAACTGCCATCTGCTACACCCTCAAATCCTTTCATCGGCATTATGCCACGCTCTTTATCTGTTAACCAAGATTCAAACATAGTAACACCTTTTACCTTTTGCTCAGGATCGTGCATCAGATTAACGTGGTTTTGATATTTCTTTTTAGCAAACTTTATCGCTATCTGTTTGATGGTGTCAGCAGAGAATTTTACATAATGCTCACCCATCTTTTCGTTATTACGATATATCAATTCATCTGCCAACATCAAAGGGCCTGAGATAATACGCTTTTCTTCGTTTACTATCTTAAATTCCTGTTTTCTCATTTTATCAATCTGTTCTAATTTACGTGCTGCCCATTCTATACCTGCATCACCGCCCCAAGCTAACCAAACTAATCTACCGCAGCCATCGCCTAACTCTTTATTAGAGTTCTGCCTGTGTCTTTCAAACGCTGCCATTTTTGCTATCGTGTCCCTTGAAATCGGTTTGCCATCAGCGATTTGGTTTGCACGAATTTTGCCCACAGGTGTAGCACAATCCCCCCATCCGTTTTCCTCTGCCCAACGCAGAGCAATCTTTGCATTTTCTTTTGCCTGCTCAGGGTAATCGTTGTAAGATTCAAATTGTTGCTCATCAGAAAAATGCTGCTCCCATATTGAATAACAAATGGCTGCCGCCTGTTCGTTATCCTTTCCCTCATTAATTACATATTCAATACAGCGAGGTATAAATTGGTTTTCCCTTTCGCCTTTTGATGGCTCAATAAATTCATTATTAAATGCGAGAAAATCTTTTTTTATGGCAGGTTTATCCACTAATGCGATGTAAGAAACCTCTGCCTCATCGTTTAGATTCTCTCTGATTTTCAAATCGTAAATTGTTAATTTCATTTTTTTAAGTTTTATGATATACGTGCTGCTCTATTTATTCTTTGTATTCGTTCCTGATTTCCGCTAACATCTGATTCTACTACATACGCCCTCGCTGCTGCTGATCCTATCTGATTAACTTGTGCCTGATTGATTAACGTAGATGCTAATTGTGGTTGTATTGGTGCTTGTACTGATGGAGCATTTGGAACTGATCCACCCGATGGAGCGTTACCACCGCCACCGCCTCCCGGTACTTTAACCGCCAAAATAGATTTAACATTCTTTATACCTGATGCAATCGCAGCACCTGCGGCAACCGCACCCAATGCAGGCCCAACGACAGGAATACCCGATAATGATTGATATGCTTTTGTTGCTGATAAATACGTATCAATAGTTGCCTGAGCGATGGCAAACGCTTTACCAACTCCAGTTTGCTTACCTACTAAATCAGCAAGATTACCCAATAACCCTGATATTTTTGCTAAGTTATCCTCACGTGCTTTTGCCTCTGCGTTATCCAGTTGAATACGTGCATCTGATAACTCTTTAGCTTTTGCGTTATATTGTTCCTCGCTTAATACGTTATTCTTAAATGCCTCATCTATTAACGCCTGCTCCTGTGCTAATGCCTCCCTGCGTTGGTCAATCGCTAACTGATTATTATTTGCACGTGCTGCGAGTAATGATAATTGTTTATTTAACTCCTTTTGGTTTTCATCTAACGATAACTGCTCACGCTGTAACGTGTATTTTTCATCAATTAAGGCGATGCGTTTATTATATTCCTCCCTATTTATTTCCCCCTTATTTAGAAAATCTATTTGTTGGTCTATTTCCTCCTGCTGCTGAATTGATAACTGCAACTGCTTTTTATCAAACTCATTTGTGAGCGCATTTAACCTCTGCTGAGTGATTAAATCGTTTGTTATCTTATCCTGCGCTAATATTATTTCCTGTCTTTTCTTTTCATCCTCAGCGACTTTTTTTAATCTTTCCTCCTCTAATTTATTCGCCTCTAATTCATATTTCAAATCAATCTGTTTCAATAACAGATTTTCCTGCTCCTTATTAAACCCTTTCGCCTGAGTTGCCCTTATCTCATTCTCTTTATCTATTCTCAGTTTTTCCTTTGCACGCTTATCTTCATCAGCGATTGAGTTCAAATAATTCTGCTGCTCTAATTGTCTGATTTGCTCGTTTGCCTCTTTAACTAATTCCTTGCGTTTCTCTGCCTGCTCCTTTGCTTTATCCGCTGCCTTTTTATTATTTTCCTCAGCAATTTTTGCTAAATCATCTGACGCCTTTTTATTTTCTGCTGTTATCTCTACATTCTGTCTGCGTATTATATCCGCTTTTTCTTTGTTAGAATCATTGAGATTTTTTGTTTGTACTGAAAATTGTTCTAACGATGCATCCGTTACCTCTTTTTGTTTTGCTATAACCTCATCAGATGCGCCATTGGCTTTAAGTGTAGCGAGTGCGTTTTTGTTTTTCTCAAAAGTATTACGAGCCGTTTCGCGTGATGCATTTGCAAACGCTATCTTTTCATCAATCAACTTTAACTCCAGTTCCCTGATTGCTTTTGTAGATGCGCCATTCGCTTTGGCTAAATCTAATTTATATTTTTGATTCGTTTCTAATGCCTCAGCGTTACGCTCTAATGTTTTTGTTTGTTCATCTAATGCCTTTTTATTTCCCTTTACCGCCTCTTCATTTTTCTTTGCCTCCTTTGATGAGTTCTGAAAAAACTTAATGAGTAATGCACCTGCTGCAATTAGTGCAACGATTGCCGTAACTAACGCTCCAATCGGATTCGCTGCCGTTGCTGCGTTCCAAAGAAACTGAGCCGCAGTAATCGCACGCTGAAAAATAGGGATGGTTTTCATTACCGCACCTAAATTCTTAAACGCATCCTTTGCCTCTAATACTGAGTTAATTCCTTGCGATAACGCCAACGCCCCCTGTACTTTTACTAACGTCTTTTCCAGTTCCTCAGATTCACTACCAAATAACGCCTGCGCACCTTGTACCGCAGCAAATCCACCTGCGACACCCTGCAACGCTGAACTAAACGCCTTGAATTTTGCATCAGGATTAAACGCATCTGTTAACGCTTTTGCATCTCCTATCTCATCTTTCAAATTAGCGACTTTTTTTGCCGCCTGTACTGCCTCAGCTGATGTTTCACCGAACTGCTCACGCACACGCAATAACTCAGCGTTTGCCTCTCTTAATTGTTTTTTAATCGAGCCTACGGATTTATCTGCTCCTGATGTATCAGCCGTTATTTTTATTTGTACTTCTTGTGTATCTGCCATTGTTAGTATTTTCTAAATTCAAAAGATGTATGTTCTAACGCATCATCATTTAATGCACCACCTTTGTATGAATAAATTGACATTATTGTAGATGATTCATAAAATACCTGATA